AGGTAAGCTACAGAAGGTTAAGGTTAACGGCGATTTGTATAAGAACCTGTCCAAGTGTACGCACTGTGATGGGCGAGGTTATACTTTAACTGAGACAGGACAAGTGGCCGGGCTCAAGCTAGTACCTACTCAAGCTACCGATGCCAGCATCAACGGATTTAAAACAGATAAGTTAACGATCAAGAAGTTGATTGCTCAGGCCGAGGCGAAGGACAACTTAAAAGCCATAGAGTTCCTTACAAAGACTTCTAGGCTAAATGCTATCTCTACTTACCTAGACTCGTTTATTAAGAACATCGAAGCATCTACCCGTGCAGATGGAATACTCCACGCGCAGTTTAACCAATGCATAACTCGTACAGGCAGACTGTCCTCTTCTAACCCAAACTTCCAGAACATTCCAAAGGGCTCTAAGTTTCCCGTACGGAAAGCCGTACACTCTAGGTTCGATGGCGGCACGATTATGGAAGCTGACTTCTCTGGGCTAGAGTTTAGAGTAGCCGGGGAACTATCTCAGTGCCCTACTGTCATCGAGCAAATACTTGATGGGTTCGATGTACACAAACAGACCGCCGCTATTATTAACCAATGCTCAGTAGATGATGTTGATAAGACCATGAGACAAGCGGCTAAGGCATATACGTTTGCGCCGTTGTATGGCGGGATGGGTGCTAATGAGCCCCCACATATCCAAGCCTACTTCAAAGAGTACTTCAACATCTACAAGGGCCTAGCACTATGGCACCGTAAGCTAATGGATGGTGTGTTGAAAGATGGTCTTGTCCGTATTCCAAGCGGCCGTGAGTTCTACTTCCCTAACGCCCGGAGGCTAGGAAACGGTAGGATAACTAATGCTACTGCCGTGGTTAACTACCCCTGCCAATCGTTCGCTACTGCCGACTTAGTTGTGATGTCCTGTGTCCGAGCCCACCAAAGATTTATTAAGGAAGATTTTAAATCAAGATTGATCTTGACGGTTCATGATTCAATCGTGGTTGACGTTCACCCGGATGAAGACGCACCGGTTATTGAGGCGCTGAAATGGGCGATGGGCGGTTTAGCTGAAGAGGTCAAAGAACGGTATGATTACGACCTTACCTTGCCGTTGGACATAGAGATAACTCAAGGGCCAAATTGGATGGAACAAGTTGAATTGGATATTGACTAGTGCCCCTAACTAAGGTACATTATAATTCCTTAACAAAATACATTATAGATGTAACTACCGGAGAAATTTATGAATGAACTCGCGACTATTAGCAAAAGTGAACAATTGGAACTTGCCGCCGCTATGGGTATGGGTGGGGGTAGCAGTGATGCTTCTTCTGATCGTCTACCCGAACTAAAGATTAATTACCAAGAAGAGAACGACCAAGGTCAGTCACTTCCTCGTGGTCAATTCTTTGTGCGGGGTACAGACGATGACCCTGTTTTCGCCAAAACGGTGAACTTCCGTCCACTTAGCCAACTGTTCCAGTGGATTCAGTACGACCCTGAAGAGAACAAGGTTAAGAACAAAACCTTGATGATCCCAATGCTACGCCAAGAAGCCCGTGACATGAACGGTACGACACGTTGTGGTAAGCCTACCAGTAACGTATTGCGTGAGATGTCTAAGGAAGATCAGAAGCGTTACAGCGACATCAAATGCTTCCGTCAGGTGCGTGGCCTAGTGTCTTACGAAGGTAAGAATGCAGATGGTGACACGGTGACTGTCGAGAACCAGCCTGTTATTGTTATGCTTAAAGGATCTAACTTTAACCCGTTTGAAGATGAGTTCCTAAAGAAATTACCTAGGGGCCGTAAGATGCACGAGTACACAGTCAAGGTGGGTGCCACTAAGACTAAAGGCTCTGGCGGTAACATCTGGTGGGTAATGAACTTTGACCCCGACCTTGTTAACGCGCTTCCAATGGATGAGCAGATCTTTGAGACAGTCAAAGTAATGCACGACATGGTTAAGAACGAGAACGATAAGATCCAAGCGTCTCATGAGAAAGCTCTGCGTAACAGCCAGCTATCGGATGATGCGATTGATGCTCTCGATAATGTATCCAGCGACTTAGAAGATGATTTAGCAGACGACGCATAATCTTACCTTAACTTTTAACGAGGTAATTTATGTCTCTAAACATACTTGAACATCAGCTTCATATGGTTCTCGATAAGCTCTCTAACGGAGAGACTATTGAGTATGAAGAAAGCTGGATAGATGAAGCCGGAGAGATGTTTAAAGACACTCTCCGCAAACAACTAAAGCCTCGTGAAGATGCGTTCCGCATTCGTATGTCGAATGTGGGCCGCCCTTCCTGCCAACTCCAAATGGAGAAATCTGGCGCACCTAAATCCAAGAACCCCTACAACAACATTGTCCGCTTTATGCTGGGCGATGCGACTGAGGTATTGGTTGAGTTATACCTTAAACTAGCCCGAGTAAATATTACTGGGGGTAAGGATAAGGTACAGCTTGATGTGGGCGAGACTACTATTCTCGGAGAGAATGACGTTGAGATAGACGATAAGGTCTATGATACTAAGTCCTCTAGTCCTTGGGCCTATGACAACAAATGGAGTCAGGGCTGGGAAGGCGTAGCTAAGGACGATGCCTTTGGGTATGTTCCTCAGTTACTAGGCTACAGTGATGCTTCCGGTAAAGAACCCGGCGGCTGGCTTGTCGTTAATAAATCGACTGGCGAGATCAAGGTTGTAGACGCTGAGTTCACTGATGCAGACAAGCGTGGAATCCGGGATAAGATCGCGTCTAATGTGGAATTGATTGCTACTGACGCACCTTTCAAAAGATGCTTTGAACCACAAGACGAGTACTTCCGTAAGCAACTAACCCCCAACAAAAGGTTAGCTATCAACTGTACGTTTTGTAACTACACAAACAGTTGCTGGCCTGACGCTAAGTACCGCCCTCAAACACACAGCAAGGCTCAAAATCCTCGCTACCACTGGTACGCGGAGTATGACGATGACCTTTAGAAACATACGCCGTAGAGCTATCGCTAATGGGTACCGGTCTGGTCTAGAAGAAGACATCGGCCTACAGCTTAAAGAGGCTGGGGTAAAGGCTGAGTATGAGCCCTTCCGCATTCCTTTTACTGTCCCGGTGCAAGGCCGCCATTACACCCCCGACTACGTTTTACCTAATGGTATCGTGATTGAGAGCAAGGGCCGCTTTACTCCTGAAGATAGAAAGAAACACATCTACATCCGTGACGAGTACGGCGAGGCGTTAGACCTTCGCTTTGTATTCAATAACCCTAGAGGCAAGCTCCGTAAGGGTAGCAAGACTAGCTACGCTGACTGGTGTGAGAAGAATGGGTTTATGTTCGCGGCGAAAGAAATCCCGGGTGAATGGCTTAAAGAAAAACCTAAAAAGCGTTCATTAAATTTACTTAGTAAACTTCGAGAAACAAAATGACGGATAAGTTTGTAGGAGCATTTATAGAACTCGTCCCGAATGAAACTAGCGAAGGGATAGATTTTAGGTTTGGTTGGGAGTTCCCCGACAACATGGATCCAGAAATAGAGGATTTGTTTAAGAACCTAGTAGCTGGGATCTTCGGCCTGATGAGTAGCCAAGATGAAGAGATTATAGCCATAGGTGAGATAGTTCGTAACGTGTCCGGGTTTGATGAAAGTATCAAGCCAGTAGCAGAGAACGAGATTATCTTTACTGCGGACGAGGAACTTCTCGGTAAGCTGGAGTCTTCATCAAAAGTCATCGACATAAGTAAGTACAAACCACAAGGCGACGAATGATGAGTGATCTATTTATCGGCCTGTGTGGAAAGAAAGGCTCCGGGAAATCCTATGTAGCCAAGAACATGAGAGACAGTCGGGGAGCAAAGATCATCCGCTTTGCCGACACTCTTAAAGACATGATGCGTGTGATGGGCTTTAACGAGGGCCAGATAAACGGTGACCTTAAAGAAGTAGCCTGTGACATGCTGAATGGTAAGACCCCAAGATACGCCATGCAAACACTCGGGACTGAGTGGGGCCGTAACTTACTGCACGAGAATATCTGGGTGGATATGCTTGTTGCCAAGGCGAACAAAGAGACCGGTATTGTTGTGGTTGATGATGTTCGTTTCCCAAATGAAATAAAAGCAATCCGCGAGAACGGCGGAGTGGTAGCGTGGGTAGAACGAGTTTCTGTCTATGAAGGTGATGATGAACACGCTTCCGAAACTTCGGTTAGTGCGGCGGACTGCGATGTCTGGATAGACAACACCCTACCCATCTCTGAAGTGCTTACCAACGTGGAAGGTTGGGCGCGATTGCAGAAAGATATTAGGAATAAAAATGAAAAATAAAGTTAATATTGACTTAGAAAGAGATGGATTATTTGATGACCTCGGACTCACAAGACTACGCGAAAGCTACATGCGCGAAGACGAAAGTAGCCCACAAGAAAGATTTGCCTACGTCTGTGAGCAATTCGGATCTAACCCCGACCATGCCCAGCGCCTCTACGAATACACCAGTAAACACTGGTTGTCGTTGTCCACGCCAATCCTCAGCTACGGCCGGAGCAAAAGGGGTATGCCCATCAGTTGCTTCTTGTCGTACCTCGACGATAGCGCCGAAGGACTAGTAGATACTCTATCCGAAGTAAATTGGCTGTCTATGCTAGGCGGCGGTGTTGGTATCCATGTAGGTATCCGTGGCTCTGACGATAAATCAGTTGGGGTAATGCCTCACCTTAAAGTCTATGACGCAAGCTCACTAGCCTACCGACAGGGACGTACCCGTCGCGGTAGTTATGCGGCATTCTTAGATATAAGCCACCCGGACATTACAGCGTTTGTTGAGATGCGTAAGCCTACTGGTGACCAGAACTTTCGTACACTGAACCTACACCACGGCGTGAACATTACGAATGACTTCATGAACCTTATTGAGCAGTCGATGCGTGATGAGGACTTTGATGATTCATGGGATCTAGTTAGCCCTAATAATGGTGAAGTAGTCGAAACAGTATCGGCCAAGGCACTATGGATTAAGTTGCTAGAGATGCGTACCCAGACAGGTGAGCCCTACTTGGTGTTTATAGATAATGCTAATGATGATCTGCCTGAATGGTTAAAGAGCCAAGGTTTGAAAATCAACGGCAGTAACCTATGTACCGAGATCTTCTTGCCTACGTCTATGGATCGGACTGCGGTCTGCTGTTTGTCCAGCCTGAATATCGAGTACTACGACGAATGGAAGTCTGAGCGTAAGTTTATCCCGGACATCATGGAGATGTTGGATAACGTGCTGGATTACTTCATAGAACATGCACCTAAGACCGTCTCCAGAGCCGCTTTATCCGCGTCTAGAGAACGATCTATCGGCATTGGTACCCTTGGTCTACATGCTTACTTTCAGAAGCGTGACATGCCTTTAGAGGGCGTCATGACTAAGGTAACTAATCGTGAGATTTACCGTCACATTGAGAAAGAATGTAAGCGAGGCGACAGACAGTTATTTGAGTCCCGTGGGCCATGCTACGATGCTCAACAAGCGGGTGTCGAGCGTAGATTCAGTCATTGGACTGCTATTGCGCCTAACGCCTCTAGTTCTATTATTATGGGTAACACTAGCCCTAGCATTGAACCTTACCGAGCCAACGTATTTCGCCAAGATACAATGTCGGGTGCGTACATACAAAGAAACAAGTTCCTTGAAACTAAGCTGGACGAACTCGGTCTAAACACTCAGAAGACGTGGGCTAGTATCACCGCCAATGATGGCTCTGTTCAGCACCTTGATATCCCACAAGATACAAAAGACGTATTTAAAACAGCCAATGAGATTGACCAGCTTTGGTTGATAGACCTAGCCTCTGACAGACAGAAACATACTGATCAGGGCCAGAGTCTAAACCTATTTTTCCGCCCGGATGTAAATGTGAAGTATCTTCACGCCACTCATTTCTTAGCATGGAAGAACGGTCTAAAAAGCCTGTACTACTGCCGTTCTGATAAGCTCCGTAAAGCTGATCGCGTCGGTATGCAGATTCAACGTAACAGAATTGAAGACGAGATTGATCTGACAGCGGTAGCTGATGGTGATGTCTGTCTCGCATGTGAGGGATGATTATGCCAAAAAGAAAACCAAAATTAACGGACACAAGAGATTACTATAAGCCATTTAACTATCCGTGGGCTTATGATGCGTTTCAGGCTAGTGAGCAAATGCACTGGTTGTGGACAGAAGTACCTATGCTGGAAGACACCAAGGACTGGCGTCACAGATTAAACGATGGAGAGAAGGACTTCCTTGCGAAGATCTTCCGTTTCTTTACTCAGGGCGATATAGATGTGTCAGGCGCGTACATTAACAACTACTTGCCACATTTCCCACAGCCTGAAGTAAGGATGATGTTATCCTCGTTTGCCGCTCGGGAAGCTATCCATGTTGCCGCCTACAGCCACCTTATCGAAACCTTGGGTATGCCTGAGTCAACGTATAATGAGTTTAATGAATACGAAGAGATGGTGGAGAAGCACGACTTCTTCCAAGAGCTACAGAAGGACGATAACTTACCCGCTCAGATAGCCGCGTTTAGTGCCTTCACTGAAGGTATGCAGTTGTTTAGCTCATTCGTGATGCTACTGAACTTTGCTAGGCATGGTAAGATGAAAGGTATGGGCCAGATTATTGCATGGTCTATTGCTGACGAAACTCTGCACACAGAGAGTATGATCAAGCT